CATAGCTTTTTTAGTCATATCTGCTGCTGATCCTTGTATTAATTTATTTAATGCTTTGTATGTAAATGCTCTCCTAATTCTTCCTCTACCATAAGTTCTCTCAGCTTCTTCAAAATCCATTGGTTTGTGCATACCAAATTGATTTGGTTCCCATTTATTAAATCTACATCTACGACCTAATAAAGTTCCGATTGATCCTGTTTGTGCTTGATTAGAAGTATAGGTCATAAGATCTCTTACGAAAGGTACACTTTCATGATATTTATTAAATAAATCTTCTGCTTCTTGTTTTGTATTTAAACCTAACTCAGCTTGTAACTTTGCTTTTCCCATTCCATAAAATAAACCTAAGTTAATAGTTTTAGCATCTTTTCTTTGTATGTTTGCCATATCAGCAACTGTTTGGTGAAAGTCTACTGAATCATCTTTAAATTTATTTACAATACTTTTTACAGATTCATCAAAACAAATTGGTTCAGTTGATGCTGCATAATGAACTACTAATCTAGGTTCTTGTTGTGAATAGTCAAAACAACCCCATTTGTGATTAACTTCAGGTAAGAACAATGATCTAATCATTGGTCCTAAATCTTTATTTCTCGCAGGAATTTGTTGTAAATTTGGATTAGCATAACTAAATCTACCTGTTACAGTTCCTCCTTGATCTGACCTAATAGGGTTAATGTCTGCGTGTATTCTACCTCTATATTCATGTTTTAATATGGTATCTATAAAAGTTGTGTGTGCCTTGTTTATTTCCCTAGCTTTTGCTATCTTTTTGACTAGTTCATTATTATGATTTGATAAAAAATTTTTAGTAAAAGATGGCGCATTTGATTTCTCAGTTCTTTCATAAGGTAAACCAAGTTTATCAAAAACTTGTGCAATACTTCTGGCAGCCCATAACTGAGGTTCTATTCCTGTTTCTTTTTTTACTTCTTGGATTAATGTTTCTTCTTCTGTGCTTAATTCTTTTTTTAATCGATGAGCTTTTTCAACATCTACCCTCACGCCCTTAAATTTCATATCAATCAAACAAGGAAATAGTTGTGTTTCCAAATTAAATATTTCTATCAAGTTTTGTTTTGATATTTCCCTGGACAATGTTTTAAATAACTCTAAAGTTAGTTCAGCATCTTTTTCTGCATAGTTGCCCACAAACATTGCAGGAAGTTTATACATTTCTTTTTTAGCATCTATACCAAAAGATTCTGCTGCTTCTTTTAATGACTTCTCATCTTTAACTTCTCTTAAATATTCAAAAGCAATACTGTTTAAAGTATAAGATAATCTATTCTCATCAATCAAAGATGCCATAACCATTGTATCAATGATATGTCCATTAATCTGTATTCCATATGATCTAATCCAACATACGTCATACATTGCATTATGAAATATTTTTACTGCATTAGTTGCACAAACTTTTTTAAACCATTCTAAAACAATTTTTTTATCTATGTTGCCGCCACCTTCGTGTGCTATTGGATAATAACCTTTCCAACCTTCTACTGCTACAGCAATACCTACAATCTCACCTCTACCTTGTATTGCACCTGATCCCCGTGATTTTAAATCAGTATCTTTTGTTTCTAAGTCTATTGCAATGTGTTTTGCATTGCTTAAATCTGGAAACTCTTCAGGACAATTCCATTCTCTTTGCGCTTCAAACATCATAATATGCTCCAAATAAATTTTTCAAATGCTAAAAAATATGCAGCTGTGCATGCTGTTATAAATAATAAATCCATTATTGCTGCTCTCATTTCTTCTTTTTCTTCTTATAACACTTTTTACACATATATCCATAGTTGAATGCAATATTTCTTTTTTTGCAAACAACACATTTACTTTTTATCATCTTTCATTTTTAAAATTTCTAATTCACAATAATGAATTATTTTTTCTAAATCTTGTATTCCATTTTTATTCAAATATCTACAAACGTACTTCACAACGTTCCCCTGAAAGAAGCTAAGATTATTTTTAGAAATAAATTCATACGGCTGAATGCGAAAAGTTTTATAATGTTTCCCACCTACCTGCCTATCTTGTGGAAATACTTTATCGAATATATTTTTATTTGTCATACTATTGGTCCTCCTATGTTGTATTGATAATCTGATGTTGACTGCATTAGAAATAAATTTTCCTTTGCTCTTGTTACACCTACAAAAAATGTCCTATGTTCTGGATCAGGATCTTTTAAGGCAGCTTCATATATGATTCTTTCTATGTCTGTATATAAAGCAACATTATCTGCTTCTTCTCCTTTGACACTATGTATTGTAGACACTTTTATTCTAGCAGGTTTCATTAAATCGTCACCTGACTCTAATAAACTTTTTATATAAATTTTACTTTGCTCTGGAAAATTTAAATGTTCCCAGCTCCCCGTTGCTCGCAACCCGTATTGTTCTCTCAGTTCTTGCATATCAACCGAGACAATGGTCTCTAGTTTCTTTTCATTCTTAAAGCCTCTCGCTACGTGCTTCTCGGTACTAAGATATTCCCACAAATCTTTAACATCATCTTTATTTACTTTGGCACCTTTATTTAATCTATCCCAAACTCTATATGCATTTAACATTTGTTCAGGTAATAAACTTTGTGATTTAGAATCAAATCTTAAATTTAAATAATATAAATGTTCCATAATAGGAGTTAACATTTTATTGGTTCTAGCAAGAATCATCCATTTACCTTTTGATAAATCAATATCTTCTAAATTAGAATTTTCATAAATATTACCTTCTGCATCTCTAGGTTCCCATTTCTTATCTAGTCTTTGAGACATATAAGGAAAAATAGAAGTTGCTAATTCATGTATCTTTTTAGGAACTCTTCTTGATTGTATTTGTGGATCCATCGTACCTTTTAAATTAATAAAGATACTAGGATCAGCGCCTTGAAACGTATAGATAGTTTGATCATCGTCCCCTGCAATATAAGAACGGAGAGAAGATCGTTCTAATTGGAAAAACATATCCCATTGCAGAGGACTTAGATCTTGTGCTTCATCAAGAAACACAACATCGATAGGTGGACTAATACCTTTATCGATAAACTTTGAAATCATATCACTATATTCAACCATACCTGTATGATCTTTGTATGATTCTAAATCTAATTTTATTTGTTCGGTCAAACCTAACTCAATTGTTTTATATAATTCTAATTGTATAGCTGCTTCTTCAATAGTTAATTTTCTTGATCTAGCATATTCAATAATTTTCATATGTGGGTTTGTGTATTCAACAAAACCAAACTCATTAGTTCTAGATTCAAAAGATAAATGTCTACATACTTGAGACCAAGTTTTAAAACCTTTCCATTTGTTTCCTTTTAATAAATGTGTATTTGTATTAATTCCTAATTCTCTACTTCCTAAAGAATGCATTGTGCCTATGTGATATAACTTATCATTTATTCTTCTTTGTGCTTCTTCAGCTGCGGCATTACTAAAAGATATATAAATAATTTTTTGTGGATCTGTTTTATGTTCTTGTAATTCTTTTTGTAAATATTCAGTAAGTCTATAAGTCTTACCTGTACCTGGTGGACCAGGTATTACAGTTCTATTTAAATGGCGCATCTTTAATATCTTTTTTTCTTGCAATTGGTTTATCTATTTCAACTCTTTCTATAATTAAATACCTAGTATTTTTTCCATCTAATACAGATGATTTTTCTACAGCCTTAAATAGTTTTTGTAACATTCTTAAAGTAGCTTCATATTTTATATTCCATGATTTTTTCTTAACAAGAAAATCCCAAAAGCTTGTATATTTAAAATAAGATATACCATTTTCTGTAAATGGAAGTCCTTTCTTAACGTCTTCTTTACTTTTACCATTAACTCTACTTACAAATTCTGTAAGTAATTCTTTTAATTGTGTATCTGTTTTTAAAGATTCAGGTGCAGGTACAGGTATGGCTGTTTGTAATAATTTATTTATTTGTTTTCTCCAAACTATTTTAGCTACAGGTAACATAGCTTGATTAATTTGTTCCATACATTTTAAAGAAAATTTATCTGGCTCATGTAAAGCTGCTGCGTCTACTTCAACCATATCTTCACCTATTGTTACAAGAAATATAGGTGGATCTGATTCATACTTTTGTATTTCTTTTATTTCTAATCCAGGAGAAAAATCATCACCTACACCAAACTCTTGCTTCATACATACTTTAGAATTACAGAAAGATGCAATAGGTTCATCTTTACATTTATATTGATAATCTTTACCATCTATGGATTTTATTAAAGTATCTATTTCTTTTTTGTCTAATGGTGGATCACAAAACTTTTCATTGTAATTAAATATCTTTGTGTCCCAACCTTCTGGAAATCTTTTTTTAAGATAAACACCAAAATTATATATTGCATTATTTCTTTGACCGTTTGGTATTCCTTGTTTAGATAACATTTTTAAACAAGGTGGAGCACCCTTTAATAAATCAGTTTCTTTTTCTTCCTGTACTTTTAAATTAGCTAATTGATCCTCATCTAAAGATATTTGTTTATGATGATTAAAAAATTCTTCCAGGGTCATTGCTTCTGCTTTATTATTAAAAGCATATCGCATTGTTTGTTTTGAATTATGATAAGGTAAATTTAAAAAACTTCCTGTGTCTCCTCTTTCTGCATTAATTTGATTTTGTTTTGGAAATATTTCTGATCTTGCATAACCTAGTAAAGCTGCAATGTCTTTTAATTTTGCTCTTAACAATGCTGCAGGTACAAAGTCTTTTGCAAATAAAAACACATGCGCTCCCCCAGACTTTGATCTAAATACTGTTAAAGGTAATTTATTTAAATTAATTTTATCTATAAGTTCTTTATGATTTAAATTGTAAACGTCTATGTCTATACAGGCCCATTTACATTTATTATCTTCATTGATAGGAACAATTCCTAATGCTGGATCAATACCATCTAAATGATCTTGCCACATCTTTTCTGTTGGTGGCTGTTTTATTATAAAAGATTTTGTTTTATGCTTACCTCTGTCATCATACTCATTTGTTTTACGAGTTTGACCGTAAGCGTTATTTGATCCTTCAAATATATTTATAAAATTTTTTAATTCTGACATACTTCTCTCTTCTTTTAGCCGTACAGGCGATCTTTCGATCGCCTGCTTTTTCATCTTTTGTTAGGACAACAAATGAAATTTTATCTATTTGCAAAACTGCTATAGAATTTTTTTGCTCGTTCGTATAAAGCTGCATCCGTTACTGGACCAACTTTTGCTACGTTCCAACCATACCATTGATTACCTTTTCCTGTATTTAATACAGAAGATAATTTGTATATGTGGCTGAAAGAAGGTGGAGTGTATGAACCATTCTTACCATCTAAAACAATAGATTTCATCATGGAGTTCCATTTTCTGCTAATCTTACCTTGAGATGAACTCATAGATATCATTGCAGTTTCAGAACCTTTATCTCCTAATATAATTACAAAATGTTGACCTACTGTTAAGATGTAGTTTCCATTTGGTAATCTATCTTTTCCATCAGGGCCTTTAGTTGTTTTTTCTAAAATATCTGATGTATCAGGATATATCATTTCTGGTCTACCTGAACCTGTTCCATAATCGGACCATTCTTGGTATTCCAATTTATAGTAACAAGGAATTACATTAATTCCTGCATCACCATTATACAGTTGTTTAGTAACTGTATTTAAGAACATTCCAGGTTCTGCACCTTCAACATAATTTTGATTACGTTTCTGTGCTTCCGCTGAACCGTTTTGTAATAGTTTTAAGATTGGTGGAGCCAGTGATTCTGTCTTCACATTCTCAAAACCTAAGTGTGCATCTGCTTCA